TTGAGGACAACCTCTACGACCGACTCGCTGCGCGTTACACCAAGGCGCTCGCCCGCTCGATGGCTCAGACCAAGCAGATCAAGGCCGCTGACGTGCTGAACGGCGCGTTCACGACCTCGACTGGTGGTGACGGCAAGCCGCTCTGTGCGATCGACCACCCGACGCTCTCGGGTCCGGATCTCAAGAACGAGCTGACCGTTTCGGCTGACCTGAGCGAGACGTCCCTTGAGCAGGCGCTGATCGACATCGCTGCGTTCACTGACGAGCGCGGCCTGAAGATTGCTGTTCAGGGCCTCAAGCTCATCATCCCGAAGGAGCTCATGTTTACGGCTGATCGTATCCTCAAGTCGACCCTCCGGGTTGGCACTGCGGACAACGACATCAACGCCGTGAAGAACATGGGCATGGTGCCGCAGGGTTACACTGTGAACCACTTCCTGACCGACCCGGACGCTTGGTTTATCAAGACCGACGCTCCGAACGGCATGAAGATGTTCCAGCGCGTGGCCATTAAGACTGGTTTCGAAGGAGATTTCGATACCGGCAACGTGCGGTACAAGGCTCGCGAGCGCTACAGCTTTGGCTTCAGCGATCCCCGCGGCCTGTTCGGCTCGCCGGGCGCCTGAGCCTAGCTTCCTGAAGAAGGACACGAAGGGGGCCGAAAGGCCCCCTTTTTGTTGACACAACAAAAGTATCGGCGTATACAGTGAAGTAGATCCGGGGCAACCCAGGTGCGTCTGACAGACCCGGCTGACGACATGCAGACAGACGTACCTAACTCGCATGTGAGGACAATATGGCTGCTACGCATTATTCTGGCCCGCTTCAGTACTCGGGCAAAGGCGCTACCGGCGCTTGGGGCACGGATCTTACCACCACGGTAGACACTGACGTCATCGTCGCGATGGACGATTTCGTTGGCGTTGCTTTGGACAGCACCAACGACTGGACCGTTGTCAAAGACGCCAGTGCCGCGGCCGCAATTGGCGCGGACATTGCTGGCGGTGTGCTTGACCTGACGTCGGCCGCGACCACGGACAACGATGGCGCTTCGGTGCAGGGCAATGAAATCTTCTTGCCTGCTGCCGACAAGGTTATTTGGTTTGAGACCGAACTTCAGTGCAACGACGTCGACCAGAACGACATCTGCGTGGGCCTGACGGTGAACTTCGCCACGAACCCGGAAGCCATGTTGACGGCGGCCGATCGCATCGTGTTCCAGGTGGACGATGGCAACGCGTCGATCCTCTGCAAGACGGAAGCGGGCGGCGTGGAAACCTCCACGGATTCGGGCGTTGACATGGTGCACAACACCTACGTCATCCTCGGCTTCCGCGTGCAGGGAACGGGGCTCGTTGACTTTTACGTCAACCGCCAGTGGGTGGCCTCGCACACCACGAACATTCCGGCAACGGAGTTGGCCGTGGCCGCGATGTCGCTTTCGGGCGATGCCTTGGGCACTCACCGTACTCGGATCGACTACCTGTTTGCTGCCGCGACCCGCTAAGGGCTGGCGTTAATTGACGGCCGGGGCGTCTGACACGGCGCTCCGGCCTTAACCAGGAGCGATACGATGAGTTTTGCAAGTGATGTTAAGGCAAAAACCGTTACCGCGACGGCCACGGCAGTCAATGGCCGCACTCGTGTCCAGGGGGTGTACTACACCTGTGGCGCAACGGCTTCGACGCTGACGCTTCGCACGGGTGGTGCGGGCGGAACGGTGACGCTTGAGCTCAAGACCCCGGCAGCGGCCGGTGCGTATGACCTCATCATTCCAGACGATGGTGTGCTGTTCGAGGACGGCGTGCATGTGACCTTTGCAGACGCGAACGTGCTCAGTGCTACCGTGCTGTTTGTGGGTGGAGCGGCTGCCTAATGGCGCGTCGCGGCATGGGGATCGCGACTTCGGTGAAGAGCGGTAATTTCCGCTCAACAAAGTCCGGTGCAGGCATGACCCGCAAAGGCGTTGCCGCCTACCGCCGCGCGAACCCCGGCAGCAAGCTCCAGACCGCAGTGACAGAGGATCGGCCAAGTGCGGCTCGGGCCAAACGGCGCAAGTCCTTTTGCGCTCGATCCGCGGGGCAGATGAAAATGTACCCCGAGGCTGCCAAAGACCCAAATAGCCGGATTAGGCAGGCTCGTCGACGATGGAAGTGTTAGACGATGGAACTCATGGTTTGGAACATAATCCTGTCCGCAATTGTTACTGGGATGGGATTCATGCTTAAGGGAAAGTTTGATGAGCTTTCCCGGTTGAATATCCTTCTGAACCGGACACGTGAAGAGATCGCTCGAGATCATATCACTCGGAAGGAAGTAGACGATCGGATTGAAAAGTTTGTGGCCCACGTGGACCAACGATTCAATCGGCTCGAGGCAAAGTTGGACGAAATTCGTTCTGTACGGGAATAACACGAGGATACTTATATGGCTGGTCGTGGAATGGGATGTGCTGTCAAGGGCGGCGGTGCGGTTGGTAAGGGTCCGAAGAACCGTTCGGTCTCTAAGCCGAGCATGAAGACGGGCAAGGTGGTCATGGCGAAGAAGGGTGGCGCGATTAACCGCCACAAGCTGATGGCCATGGGCCGTAAGATGAACAAGGGCGGAATGTGCGACTAATCAATGGCTACGTCCGGTACCACAGACTTCAACCTGTCCATTGATGACCTGGTTGAAGAAGCATTTGAGCGTTGCGGCATGCGGCCGACGAGCGGGTATCAGCTCAACTCCGCACGTCGCTCGCTCAATTTGCTGTTTTTGGACTGGGCAAACCGTGGATTGAACCTCTGGACCATCGAACAGGCCACATACACGCTTTCTCAGGGCGATAAAGAGATCACTTTACCGTCTGATACGGTGAATGTGCTCGAAGCGATCATTCGGCAGAGCAATCAAGGTGTAAATTCTGATATTTACATCGAACGGATCAGCCGAGAGGACTATTTGAACGTCCCGGACAAGGCTTCTGAGGCTCGTCCGTCGCAGTTTTACGTGCAACGCGCGAATCCGACGAAGGTTTTCTTCTATCCGGCCGCGGATCAGACCTACACCTTCGTTTACTACCGGATTCGACGCATTCAGGACGCCGGAGCGTACACAAACACCTCCGATATCAACTTTCGCTTCCTTCCCTGCCTCGCTTCAGGGCTGGCCTACCAGCTTTCGCTCAAGTTTGCCCCTGATCGGACCGCGGCACTGAAGGCTATCTACGAAGAGGACTTCCAAAGGGCCGCTTTGGAGGATCGGGACACTGCCAGTGTGCAGTTTGTGCCCGATATGGGGGTCTAAATGGCCTACGCGACAGGCAAATACTCGTACGGACTGTGCGATTTCTGCGGCCAGCGCTACCCCTACAACGTCTTGCGCAAGCAATGGCAGGGGTTCATGGTCTGTCCTGACGACTATGAGCCGAAAGAACCCCAGTTGGAGCCCCTTCGCTACCGCGGGGATGCCATTGCACTGCGAAATCCGCGTCCGGATCGCATAGAACCAGTGTCCGTGTTCGTCGGAGCGCCTGGTTTCACCGCATTTCAGAGCTACGGATCCGTGCAAAACACGGCTGACATGCGCCCCTACGTGCTTGGGCAGGCTCTCATTGCCCAGGGATCGGTTGGTACTGTCTCGGTGACTACGACATGAACTACAGCGAGCTGGTCACGAACATCCGGAACTACACCGAAGTGGGGAATAACGTCTTCACGGACCCTGTAATCAACACTTTCATCACTTTTGCGGAGAACCAGATCCTCCGCGAGATTGATTTGGACGTCTTTAAGCTCGAAGTCAGCGGCACCATGACCTCTGGCAACAAGTTTTTGACTGCGCCAAGCGATATTTTGACGCACCGGTACCTCATGGTCACCTCCGGGACCGACCAGATATTTCTGGACTTCCGGGATACGTCGTTCATGAAGGAATACTGGCCGAATGGCGCCTCGACGGGGATCCCCAAGTACTATTCGGTGTGGGATCAGAACACGTTTTACATCGCGCCTACGCCGAACGCCAATTTTGTCGTGGAGATGGGCTACATCTACCGCCCGGCACAGCTTTCTTCGACCAATACGACGACCTGGATCAGCAACAACGCTCCCGAGGCTCTGTTTTATGCCTGTTTGATCCAGGCATACAGCTACACGAAGGGTCCGCCGGAGATGATGCAGTACTTCCAGAACGCGTATCGTCAAGCGATCCAGGGCCTCGGCATCGAGCAGCAGGGACGCCGCCGCCGCGACGAGTACCGTGATGGTATGATTCGTATCCCGGTTAAATCGGAGTCGCCTGGCCCATGATTACGGTAGAAATGCCCGGTTTGTTGAACGGCGTATCGGTGGCTACCACTGACGGCCGCGGCTGGTCCACGGAAGAGCTTGCCCAGAGAGCTGCGGATAAGATCGTCTACGTGGGCGATCAGTCGCATCCGGCGATTCAAGCGCAGGCCCGGGCGTTCAAAGATCGTGTCAAGGAAGTGGTCAACTTCTATTTGAAGGAGGCCGTTGAGCAGGACCGTCTTACGATGGCAAACCGCCTTCGTGATGCCGGCCACCCAGAGCTGGTTCATTTGTTAGGAGAGTAAAAATGTCGTTTTCGGGAAATTTCATGTGCACCAGCTTCAAAGTAGAGCTGATGCGCGCGGTTCACAACTTCACCGCTAGCACGGGCAACACGTTCAAGCTGGCGATGTACGACAACACGCCGTCGTTCAATGCCTCGACCACGGCCTACACTGCTACGAACGAAGTTCCGGCCTCCGGAACCTATTCGGCAGGTGGCGGCACGTTGACGAACGTGACTCCGACGTCGAGCAGCACCACCGCGTTCACGGACTTTGCAGACCTGTCGTTTACGAGTGCCACGATCACGGCATACGGCGCGCTGATCTACAACGACAGTGCGGCGGGCGATCCGACGGTTTGCGTGTTGGACTTTGGTGGCGCGAAGACTTCGACGAACGGTACGTTCACAATCATCTTCCCAACTGCTGACGCTTCTAACGCGATCATCCGCATTGCTTAATAGCAGAGAAGTTTTAGTAAATGGCAAACCAAACCGTCACCACCGTTGTCAACTATGACAGCGCCGCCATCAGCGGCCTGAACAACGGCGAGAGCATCACCATCAACGGCGGCTCTGTCACCGTCAACGCTGACGTACGATGGAACCAGCAGGCGGCGGTGTTTGGCGCGGTTACGTTGTCGTCATCGCTCGGCGGGTCGTTTCTGATCGATGGCACCGAGATTTGGGAAGTGCCGTTCAGCGCATCGTCTGGCAACGTGCCGACACAGAACGCGCTCGGCAGCAACGGCGTCACTGGAGGCACCTCGGCCGCAACTGGTGAATTGACTCGCGTTTGGGCGACTGGGTCGCTTGATCCCGCGACGGCTGGCGCTGCCATGCCCGCGACGGGCTTTATCAAACTGCGGTCAAAGACCGGCACCTTCCAGAACGGCGAGACGATCACGCTGCCGGGTGGCGCTACAGTCACGGCGTCTGGCGCTGGCAAGCGGTCGTGGATTCATGTGGTCGGCTTGGGCGTTACCA